TGGGTGGTGGTCTTCTTCAATTAGTAGCTTATGGTGCACAGGATGTTTATTTAACTGGTAATCCGCAAATTACCTTTTTCAAAGTAGTTTATCGTCGTCATACTAACTTTGCTATTGAAGCTATCCAACAAACTTTCAACGGTAATGCTGGATACGGTAATACTGTAACCTGCCAAATATCGCGCAATGGTGATTTAATAAATCGCATGTATTTACAAGTTGATGTCCCTAAAAAGAAAGCGGCTCAATCAGGAACTACCAGCACATACCAAAATTACCTCGGGTTACGTTTAATAAAAACTGTTGTTATTGAAATTGGTGGTCAGCAAATAGATAAGCATTACTCTGATTGGCTTTACATCTGGAACGAATTATCTCTTCCTATGGGCAAGCGCTATGCCTATGATACTATGGTAGGTGCCGATAAAGATATATTAAATGGCAATCCCGCCAATGATAATCTACCCTCGACAACTCTATATATCCCCTTTGAGTTCTGGTTTTGCCGCAATGTAGGTCTTGCGCTTCCTTTAATCGCCCTACAATATCACGAAGTTAAGGTAAAAATAGATTTTGAAACTAAGCCTAACTGTATATCTGTAGGCACTGGTGCTTTAAGCGATTTTGAAGATATTAAAAATATCTCTTTATGGGCTGATTACATCTTCTTAGATACCGACGAACGCCGAAGATTCGCACAATTATCCCACGAATATTTAATAGAACAGCTACAATTCACTGGTACTGAACCCCTCGTTGCCGGTACCAACCGAATCAAGCTCAACTTCAATCACCCTTGCAAAGAACTTGTATGGGTTGCAAAAGTAGCTCCTACCAATAACAAAACCAGATGGTATGACTACACTAATACGGATTTATCCGATGAAATGAACGCATACTCTGTAGCTGATGGTGGCAGTGCTATAGCAGGTGGTCAGCTTACATCTAACTATCTAGTAATATCAGATGTCAAACCTAAAAATAATGTAAATCCTTTCACTAATGCTATCCTCCAATTAAACGGCAATGATCGTTTTGCTGTAAGAGAAGGCGATTATTTCAACTATGTTCAACCCTTCCAGCATCACACTAATGTTCCTGTATCTAACTCTATCAATGTTTATTCGTTTGCCTTAAAACCCGAGGAACACCAGCCAAGTGGCACCCTCAATATGTCTCGTATCGACACTGCTACTTTGATGGTTACTGCTAAAACCTCTGCCAATACTTCATACCAGGGCATCAATATATACGCAGTAAATTATAACGTTCTTCGTATATTATCAGGTATGGGTGGGCTTGCTTATTCCAATTAAAAATATAATGAAGATATCAATTATAATAAAAATTATAAAGAGTTGTGTTATATAATTTCCTTTTTTTTTTCTCCTCTAATAGTATAAAGAATATAGCGTAAATGGGTGGTGGTCTTCTTCAATTAGTAGCTTATGGTGCACAGGATGTTTATTTAACTGGTAATCCGCAAATTACCTTTTTCAAAGTAGTTTATCGTCGTCATACTAACTTTGCTATTGAAGCTATCCAGCAAACTTTCAACGGTACTCCCAATTTTGGTAATCGTGTAACTTGCCAAATATCTCGCAATGGTGATTTAATACACCGTATGTATTTAGCCGTTGTTAATTATTATTCGGGCGAAAAGGTATGTCCTTATTTCGGTCTCCGTTTAATAAACTATGTAGAAATTGAAATTGGTGGTCAAAAGATAGATAAACATTATTCACACTGGATGTATGTATGGAATGAACTCTCGCTTCCTGTATCAAAGAAAGAAGCTTACAAAAAGATGGTAGGTGCTAATGATATGCTTACTACAATAGGAACTGATGCTAATAATGGTGCTAATCTATATATTCCCTTAGAATTCTGGTTTTGCCGCAATGTTGGCTTGGCTCTTCCTTTAATCGCTCTACAATATCACGAAGTTAAAATAAACATTCTATTCGAATCAAAAGAAAATTGCAAAGGTACTTCTGCTGAAATTACTAATCTTCCTTCCGTTTCATTATGGGTTGATTACATATTCTTAGACACTGATGAACGCCGCAGATTCGCTCAATTATCTCATGAATATTTAATAGAACAGCTACAATTCACTGGTACTGAAAGTGTAACGTCAGCTTCATCCATTAAACCTAAATTATCTTTCAATCACCCCTGTAAAGAATTAGTCTGGTTCTGTGCTTCTGACCATACGGCTACCACTACTAACAAACATGTTATAAATAACAACTGGATTAATTATTCAACCAATCCGAATAACTATGCTGCTAATAATTCAGAATTATACAATGCTACCAACGCTATTGATTCAAAGAATCCCGTAAAATCTGCTAAACTTGTATTAAACGGTAATGATCGCTTTGCGGCAAGAGCGGGTTCTTATTTCAATTTAATACAACCTTATCAGCATCACGAAAATATCCCCGCAAACCCTGGAGTCAATGTTTATTCATTTGCCCTAAAACCTGAGGAACACCAACCTAGCGGTACTCTTAACATGTCTCGTATTGATACTGCGGTTCTCAATTTAGATATTAACCAAACTTCTAGCTACGCAAATGCTAACATCTCCAAAAATCTTCATGTTTATGCCGTAAATTATAATGTACTCCGTATATTATCTGGTATGGGCGGTCTTGCTTATTCCAATTAAATTATATTATATATTTATATATGTTGTTAAATTGCTATAATGTTTCTTTTTTTTTTCTCCTCTAATAGTATAAAGAATATAGCGTAAATGGGTGGTGGTCTTCTTCAATTAGTAGCTTATGGTGCACAGGATGTTTATTTAACCGGTAATCCGCAAATTACCTTTTTCAAAGTAGTTTATCGTCGTCATACTAACTTTGCTATTGAAGCTATCCAACAAACCGCTTCGGGAAGTAATTCGCTTGGCTCTCGTGCCACCTATCAAATTACTCGCAACGGTGATTTAATACACAGAGTATATTTCTATGGAAAATTAAAAAATACTGGTGCTACCTCTAAAAAAGTAGCTTTAGTTCCCAATGTTGGACAAAAGTTATTAAAAACCGTAGAATTAGAAATTGGCGGACAACGCATAGATAAACATTATTCCGAATGGCTTTATATCTGGAATGAACTTTCGCTACCTTATGGCAAGCGTGAGGGCTATTATAAAATGATTGGTGCCAACAAGGAGAATTGCTGTACTCTATTGCCTTCTGGACAATCGTATGAATTATATGTTCCCTTAGAGTTTTGGTTTTGTCGCAATGTAGGCTTAGCCCTTCCTTTAATTGCTCTCCAATATCACGAAGTTAAAATTAACATAGAATATGAATCTGTAACTAACCTATGTGATATCAGCAGTACTAATTATTGTTCTGAGAATGATAAACCCGATGGTGAATCAAACGGTACTGGCTATTCTAATACCGAACTTACCCTCGATGAACCTACTTTATGGGTTGATTACATATTCTTAGATACTGATGAACGCAGAAGATTCGCTCAATTATCTCACGAATATTTAATAGAACAGCTACAATTCACTGGCACTGATACTATAACTTCATCTGGTTCAAATCCTGATTCTATGAAGAGCTTACGTATGAACTTCAATCACCCCTGCAAAGAACTTGTATGGGCTATAAGAAGTTCAGCTGCCAACAATGTATATTGGAATAACTTTTCAACAGCCGAACCTGATAATACTAATGGCGATGACACCTTCAATAACTATGTAGTCTCTAAAAATCCTGTAATGCAAGCAAAAATAATGCTTAACGGCAATGATCGCTTTGCCACCAGACAAGGCGAATATTTCTCATTAGTACAACCTTACCAACATCACGAGAATACCCCTGATATGTACCACAAAGGCATCAATGTTTATTCATTTGCCCTAAAACCCGAAGAACATCAACCAAGTGGTACCCTTAATATGTCCCGCATTGATACTGCTGTTCTATCTCTATCATCTAGAATAGCCGGTAATATCCATGTCTTTGCTGTCAATTACAACGTTCTCAGAATATTATCTGGTATGGGCGGTCTTGCTTATTCCAATTAAATATTTATCTTATTATTGTTATTATATCCAAAAT